CCAACGCTGAACTTCTTAGCGACGCCAGACAGATCTGGCTTGCCTAAGAAAGGCGACACTTCAGTAACAGCGTGATCGCATTCCACCATCTCAACGATGTCGTCTAGGACATTTGCGTAAGCAGGCATTCTGTACATTTGATTCTTCTCCTTGTTTGCGGCGCTTCGGCCGTACAAGTATCTAAACATAGGTTCACGGACAAGTCAAGTCATAAACCCAACATTTCTGTAACCCAATGCCAGCAAGGGAAACGGCCACAGGCGGCAGGGAGCGTGGCCACCGCCCAGACAGCCACGCCCCACCGCCAGACCACTGGAGAAGGGGACAGTGGCCAGAACTAGCAGAGTACCTGCATCGAAACGACCATAGCCACAGGGACAGCGAGCACAGAGTCGACATGCGTCAGATCATCATGAGACTGCGCGAGCACAACATGGTCGGCCTTCGCGTCAGGAATCAGGAATCCAACAGAGTCAATGATTCGCGGATCAGGATCAATGTCATCCACGAGCATCCACGATTCACATTCAGAGTGAGCGTCGCGCCATTTGAGTCGCACAATTTCCATGATCTACCAACCTTCACGCTTCCTGTCCACGCAGAATACCGGCGCCTGAATTGTTACGCCACGATCAGGTGTCACGATCGCCAGCGCCTGCTGCGGTTGTTCGAATCCAAAGTTATTGATGAACGCGTATTCGTCGTAACCCTTCAGAGATCCGTTCACGATCAGAGATGGAGTCGAAAGATACTGATGCCAATGCCCCATCCACAGAGTCGAGAACGAATCACCTGTCGCCATATACCGCTGCTGCTTTCGAGCACGAAGCCGCATGATCGGTGGATAGATACCGCCGATACCGCCACCGCCTGTCACTTGGTCGCCGTGAGTCATAAGCATCCCGTGACCGTAGACATTCACGAGAACATCAGATGACTCTGGTACTTGGAATGAGAATCGCTTATCCCCAACGAAGTGACGCTCGATCATCTTTGAGAGCAGCCAGTCGAAGTTAGTACGCGCGCGCAACTTCATGCGTGGCTTGCGAGTCATACGGCCGTGATTACCCATCACCGCTGCGACATGGCATCGCTTGAATTCAGTAGCGAGCAAATCAAGAGCCGCCGCTAACTGTTCACTCCAGAACAGCAGAGATCCCAACATCGTGTCCTCATTGGTCTGCGCTAGTTCTTCGTGAATGTCGCCAGAGAAAATGTCGCCACCGAGCAGCACAGTGATCCCGTCATAGTCCATGCCGGCGAGATAATGCCGCGCCAATTTGATCACAGATTCTGTCCACTTCTGGAGACGAAGCACAGCGATCTGTCTGTTGTAAGCATTCAGTCCGTCAACTTCGTCGGGCAGCACAACTTCGTCGAAGTGCGTATCAGACAACATCACTACAAGCGTGGCGGCTGTGCGCTTCGGCTTCGCTGGAGCCAGCCATGTCGGTGGCTGCAGACTCGCGCCTTCGGCTGATTCGATTACATCAATAGCGCGCTGCGCCTGTTCTAATTGTTCCTTGAGACGGATCGCTTCAGAGACAGCAGAGTCGCGTTCACGCCTAGCCTTTACGACTTCGGCACGAGCAGACACATCTGCGGCCTTTCCAATTTCATCACTCAACGACATAAGCAGCCTCTCCTCGTCGATAGCGAGTTATCGCGTTGGCAGGTAGAGAAACACCGCGAGCCTGCATCACACGCGAGATGACGGTCGCTTCGATGTTGTGATTGTTGATCGCTTCGATCAGATCAGCGCGGTCGGATTCAGGCAGCGTCTCCAGAACGCGCTCCAGCGCTCCCCTGCCGCCCTTCCGTGTCGCTGTCGACGATTGAATCGCGTTCAGTAAATCTCCCATTTGTGCCCCCTTCTAGATGCCACTGGATGTGTGCATCGACTTTATCCTCAATGCGCATCACCGCGCTATTCACCCATCCCAGAGCGTCGACAACACGCGCATGGTCGTCGCGGTTCTCCTTGCGTAACTTCTGGATCAGAGCGACAGCAACGCTAGAAACAGCAGCCACCACAGCAGCGACAATAAGAGCCAGTCCCTGATCCACGACCTAGACATTCAGAATCGTCGGTTGCTTGTCGCCAAGACAGAACTGCCAATGCCACGCCTCAAACTCTGGTGACTTCGGATCCGAGCCCTGCAGATAGAACCCATAGACAGGTGCGTTCGCACACATCCATGCAAGCGCCTTAGGTGCAGCAGACAAGGAGACCGTCTGCTTACGCTTGTTGACAACAGCAAGATCGATCGCGAGACCCCAGCCGTGATTGCTTCCAGACTTCCCAGATGGATCAGGAGCAGCACTCGGTGCTTTGCCCTTCTTCAAATACCAGACCTTCCCGTCGAACTTGCGCGTCACCTGCGGCTTGCGGCCTTGATCCACGAGAGAGTACCGATCGTGAAACATTGCCACGATTGCAAAATACGGTCTGTAGTCCCCGATGTTCTTCAAAGTGATGCCTTCACGCTTCGCGGCTTCGAACATTGCGTCAAAGGCCTCAGCAGCGCCAGACCACATGCGGCCACCACATGCGATCGGCTGCAACATTGCGTCAGGAAGGCGGCCATTCTTATGACCAGCCAGCGCTTTAGGCAGAACCAATTTCTTATATGGATACACAAGCGCGCGCTTCTTTGGGAGCACAGCCATGATCAGTCCTCGGAGTCGTGCTTCGAACGGTCGATACCAAATGCCTCGTCAATTTCAGACTTAGTCAATTTGCCATCGGTTAAAGATTTAGACAGGTCATAAACAACGAGAGCAACTGCAGCGCCGCCAGCCTGCAATGCCTGAAACCACAGAGGGACAGACACAGAGTCACTGACAGCATCGATGACGCCGGTGCCTGTGATAATTCCGAGCGCGCTCGAAATGAACAGTGCGACGAGACGCGTCGCTACATCCTTGATAACTAGAACATTCATTCGGTGTCTCCATTTCCAGCGATGAACAGAATCAAACTTATCAGCACAGCAATGACGCTGACCCAGATCGCCTGCGTGCGAGTCGATCCAGAAAGCGTGATGAGCACAAGCAGAGTGCCAGCCCATACCCAAACATTATCTGCGATGAAGTTTCTCACTGCGGCTCCTTGACGATGAGGTCACGGGCGGCATGGCAATAAAGAATACAGCAGAGACAGCGACCACAGTCCTGCGTTGCGCGATCGAGATAGTCGAGCCAGCAGGGATCACATCTTCGTGCGATCCGTCGAACAGATCAACCTGCGCTGGTGGCGGCAGCGTCTCCACAGGCGGCTGCTCCAGCGTCGTCGTTGTCGGTTCGGTCGTGGAAGTCGGGACATTCGTATCGGCAGGTGGAACGAGGCCAACATCCGTAGCAGTAGGTCGGTCGGGGAAAGTCGTGGTCGGCCATTCGAGCACCTCCGTCGTTGTAGACGCTGGGAGCGCCTGTGTGGTTGTTGTCATTTCAGAGGGAACAGAGACAGCCACAGTCGTGGAAGTCGCAGCAGGAAGCGTCTCAGGTGGCAATGGAGCGATTGTGGAAGTAGCGACAGAGACAGACTGAGTGAAGGCAGACGCCGGTACCACAGTCCAGTCCTGATCCAGACCCCCTAACTGCCACCACAGAGAGAAACAGGTCGCGCCGCCACGCTCATAGAACCACGCCTCGATCGGCAACGGAACCCCAGACGCCAGACCCAGCGTGTCCGAGTACCAATACGAGCAGCCCTGATCAACCCACGCGCCAAATTCAACACCGCCGATAGACACCGCCGATCCGTCATCGCTCGCGATCGCGAAGCGCACAGATGACACGCCAGCAGGAATGGTGATCCAGCCTTCGTAGCGAAGCATGAAATAATCGCCGCCGCATTGTTCAAAGGGAACACCATCCCAACTCTGATCGATGTTCGGATAAGTCGAATACCCACATTGTGAATACAGGCCAGCATCGCGTAGCGGTTCATCGCCAGACCACTCAAAGCCTGTGACGGTTAGTCCTTCAACAGTGTCAGCGTTCGCGGTTGAAGCAAAGAAAGCGATCAGTGCTGCAGGCAGAAAGACAAGCCAGCGCGCACGCGACTTATTCATCTAGGACAGGAACATCAGCACCCAGCAATGTCGGAGCGTTCGCTTGCCGTTCGAGATACGCGGCGTGTTCTTCGTCTGTCATTTCTCGAACTAGGTCGTCAATTTGGATGAGTAGCGGTTTGTTAGTTTCGGTATCCGTAGACACGGATGGTTCCTCCTGTCATAGTGCCCGAGACTGGTGCAAAAGTGAAACCTGTACTCGAGTTTGTGCTCGTGTCAATCAAACTGAACTTGTAAAAAGTTGCTGTGCTACTACCTTCAGTAAATCCAGTCGTCGCTCTATTGGCAAAAGGTGACACTAGGTTGATGACGCCGCTATAGGCAACGGTTCCGCCATACATAACGTCATTCCATCTCACGGCGGCGGCGGGATTATAAGTGAGCACATTTGTGCCGTAGTTGCCGTAGTTGCCAGCGACATTGTAGGTGCTTGCGGTGCTGTTGCTTAGTTGTAACGACACTGAACCGTTGACGCTGGTGGTACCGCCACTGATGGTGATGATGTAGTTGTCGTAGTCGGCGCTAAATGCACCAGTTACGGTCACGCTCGAAACACCCGAGCCGACAGCCTGTGTCTTGACCAGCCACAAACCTACAGCGTTAGCGTCGGTCGGTTCCCATTTGTCTCCGAGTGCGAATGTTGGATAACTCATAAATACCTAACCTAGCAAGTCAGTGCCACCAATGGCAGAGACACCAACGATGAACACAGCAGCCCAACGCGCAGAACCCTCAAGCGTCGTCTGCCATCGGCCAGCCACAACACTATGCGAGATCCGCTGCACCAACATCGGAACGCTAACGGTGTTCCCCGTCGGCGGTTTCACATTCACAGTGATCCGATCCATCAACTCCAACGCCATCGTCGGAGCCCAGAGATTATCCCTCGACAACACAACATCGATCGGTGACAGACGCGGATACACCTGCCCACCCCAGCCTGTCGCGATCGTTCCCAGACGATCCGCATTAGCAAGCGAACTCACCTGCGTATCAATCGACATCGAAGCAGTGCCATACGCAGTCACGCTCGCGCTGTTTTCCTTCACATAAACACCACCCTGCGACATCGTCACATTGACGACATTACGCATCGAATCCCCATCGGGAGCCAACTGCACCTCAAGACCCATAGCAGTGCCGCTATCGCCGTAGGTCACCTGCGACACAATGCTCGATGATTGCGTGCGAATTTGATTCTGGCCAAACATGGTCAGCGTTCCATTCTTCGAAACAAACAGCGCGCCACCTTCAGAGTCGGCCACCTTCTGCAATTCGGGAGTCACATACGGTGCGTCATCAGTGATATCCAGAACAGTGTTAGAAGGCGATGCAGGAACAGAACGCAACGATGTCGAGAAAGAAGTCTCCGCAATGATCCGATCGAAGCGCGCGCTGGTCGATTCGGGAAGGTTGACCGTCGAATATTTGTAAATGTTCTGAAAGACAGAAACTGTCTGAATTGAATTCCACACACAGATCTGCTGCATTTGGCCTGTGCCGATTAGCAATGTTTCACCGATGATCACGATGATCGCACCAGCAGTCGCCGCAGTCGTGGCGACAGCGATCGCATCGAGATACAACTGAAACGCCTTCGTCGTCACATTGAAAGTGAAAGAAATGAGACGCGCTGCTCCACCGTCATAGGTGTTGTTCGAAGTGAAAGTACGCGTAAGGCCAGAGCCTTGATCATCGATCGTGATGACATATTTACCTGTTGCCTGATTGAAACCGATGTACCAGCCACAAGTACCGATCGCGCCACCGAGACCATTCGAACCTGTACCGTCGAAAATTCCCCAGACAGACACACTGAAATTAGTAGCGGCAAGCGATGTGCCATAACCAGATGATCCACCAGATGACTCTGTGACTTGAAGTGAACTATTAGGTAACCCGACAGCCAACTGCGATCCGCTACTCGCGAAAGTTGTCAGAGTTACATCGAGAGGATTAGATCCGTAGTCCTTCAGCGTTCCACTTGAGAACGCCGTGATCGGTTCGTCGCAAGGGTAATAGTGGCGTGGACTTGTCGACAGAATGTATGAGCGCGACCAATCCGCTGGTAACTGTTCGCTGGCCAGCAACTGCATCGCATCAAAGCACGACAGCGTCACCGTTGAGTCTTTGCCGCCATTAGTCCATTCAGGAGCCCAGCCGTTAACGAAACCTCGAAACACATCATGAGTGGTGGTCACGCCACCCTCGATGGTTTGCGCGCGGATCCTGATCTGGCGACGAGGTAGCAACTTCCCGTAATAGATGCCAGATGTGTTGAACGGATCGAAACGCCTGTCGCGATTGTCGAGCACAACAGAAGCAGAGCCACTGAAATCACCCCAATCATCAGAGCGCCCACGATCAACCGTCATACTCCGCACATACGAAGTGACAGCAGTCCAAGTGGGACTGACTGCATAAGGAGAGTCATCGAAAGCGATCTCCACGATTGGAGTTGGCAACGGCATTAGGCCACCTTCAGATTGAGCGTTCCTACGCGGCGCTGATACGCCTGCAACGCTTCCACGATCGAGCGACCGATCGCAGTCGGATCACCAACGCCAGCCTGCACAGTGATGTAAACATCGCCACCACTCGCTGCTGGAGTAGGAGCGAGAGCAGAATCACGCATCGCGTCGTAACGGTCGAGAGGCACAACAGCCTCCGCGCCGCGTTCCCCGATCACAGAGAGAGTCGGCCGATCAACTATCCCACCCTCGGCCAGCATTGGGATATCTGGTACATCGAAACCTTTACCGCCTAACGGTGGTGGCAACCATGAAGGAGTCTTAAACGATAGTTTTCCTACAGTGTTATTCCATAGCGTCGCGATGCCGTTAAAGACAACCCTAAAAACTTCATACAAAGTTTCTGCCTGTTTCCTAACTGTCTTGATGTAAAACAAGAATCCATCTTTCAGTGCTGTCCCGATCGTATTGACAACTTTTCGTACGCCTTCAAACTTTATGTATGCCGCAGCCAAAGCAACACCAAGCGCAATCACAGCAGCAACAGCAATGCCGATAGGATTCGATAACAACGCCACATTGAAAGCAACCTGCGCAACAGTGGCAGCAATCATGACACCACGCAATGCAACTATCGCTGCTGTAACAGTCAGGATGATGTTGCCAAACGCACCCATATTGGCTGTGGCTTTGAAGAACTCACTGGATAAGAACTTGATGCCAGCACCTAGACCCTTCTGCCCGACAATGTCTGAAAACTTTGAAACAACAGGTACAACATTTTCGATCAGATATTGCGAAAATCTTTCAACATACGGTATGAGAAGGCCACCCAAATCTTCAGCAGCATTACCAATAGCAACACGCAATCGATCCATACCTGTGGCAGCAGCGGCAGCAGTACCACCAACTTGCGACTCAACCTCAGCCAGAATGATCTTCTGCGCTTCGAGCATCTTTCCAGCAGACGCTAACTGTTTGATTTGATCCTTCTGCGATTCGGTGAAGTTGATGCCAGCACGACGAAGCGCGCTGATTCCCTTCACAGGATCAGAAAGAGCCTTACCCAACTGCATCGCTGCAGAGTCAGTAGAGCCGAAAACATTTCCGAGATCGAGCATCAGTCCAGCAGCACGATTGAATACATCGTTACCCTTGCCTGCTTCGTTTCTAACCTGCTTGAAAGTCAACAGCATGTTGAGCGAAGTCTGGATCTGTTCGTCGTCGATGCCTGTCTTGTTCGAAAGCGTCGTAGCGAGATTGCTAATTTCCTTCGCGGTCATACCGGCCGCTTCACCTGTGGCCTTGATGATCGCTTCGGTTTGCTTCATCACCTTTTGAGATTCGTATGCGGCAGAAACGAAACGCGACGCCATGTATCCAGCAGAGACACCGATGCCAGCGAGAGCAAGTCCAGCCTTCTTACCTAGATCACCCATCTGCGATCCGAGACGCTTACCTGCTGATTCAGTCTGCCCCAGAGCACCAACAGCGCCCTTAGCGTTTCCGAGAATTTGTAGCGTGAGTTTCCGTGAGCCAGCCATAACGATCAGAGCCTAGTCGGGGAACGCGTCATGGAGAGCACGACGAAGCATCGCCTCATAGATCATTTCGAGATCGTCATAGTGACGGCTCACGCCTTTGTACAGGAAGTAGTCGCGGCCTTTTCTCCATCGGCTAAATTGATTCCAGCCACGAATCACGCGAGTCGCGCCAGACTTCGTGCGCGCAACCTTGATCTGCCTGCCACCTTCCTGCGCGGTCACAGTGCGCCCACGACGGTCAACGCGCTGCTCCTCAATCTTGCGAACAATTTTCTCGATGTCTTCACCTGCGCGAACGCGAGTAGCGCGCGAGCGTTTGCCTTGACGCGGAGCCTTGATGATGCGTCGCACATCGCGATCGGAGCCGAAGTTCGCGCCACCGAAATAGGGAACAGATTTATCGCCACCTACGACATACACGCCATAGCCACGACGAGTCGAAGTCAAAGTCTTAGCAGCAGACATGCGCTGCTTGTTTCCCTGCGCTTCAGCCTTCGCCCATCGGATCACTTCGAGACCTGCGCGATAGTTCGCTTCCTTCAATAGTTCCTCGCCAGATCCATCCTCGGTCGCTTTGCGCAATTCGCGACGAAACGCGGCCAACCCTAAGACTTCAACCTTGCCATAGTCTGCCATTAGCGCCTCCGTGAAGCCTCAGCCTTCCTGCGAAGGTAGCGAATCATTGCGTCAATTATCTCCTCAGACTCCAGCAAGAGCAACGATGGTGCTATCCCTGTTTCACAAGCGAGGCCAGCAATCAAGTTATGCGCCTCTAGATCGTCGGCGCTTTTCCCGATTCATCATCAGTAACAGAGATGTCTTCAATAGATACAACGAAGTCAGGATCGAAAGATTTAGTCGTCAAACCTTGACGCCGCATAGACGCCCACGCGAGCCACGCCAGATCCGTCAACTTCAACTCCTGCTCAAACTTGGTAACCGATCGGTTCCATTGTTTCTCGAACAGAATGAAGTCAGCAAATACAGCCTCGACTGTTTGCTTTGTTCCGTCACAGAAAGTGACATCAAGTCCAATGCGCATAATTTCCTCCTCGATTGATTGTTGCTATGCGATCAGGATGTGGCCTTAGTCAAAGCACCGCCGGTGAATGACAGCGAAGTCATCGCCAATTCTCCGGTCGCACCATTGATGGGTGTATGGCTAGAAAGGAAACAGCCTGTCAATGTGTAACTCGGATTCGTTGCGGAAGCAGCAGATGAAGTCGGTGTCAACTTCACTGTGGTGCTTGTGCCCACGAGAGGATAGATCGTTGCTTCGACATTCGCAGCAGCGAAGTCCTGCATGAACTCAATCTCGATGGTGTTGTTCTGCAAGCCACCTATGTAGGAACGGCCTGTAGCGCCGAAGGCAGTGGTCTCGACTGCTTCAACTTCGTAAGTGAGAGTTACAGAATTTGCTCTATCGGAAAGCGTCACCGGCACTGCGCCGATTTCGATTTTCACATCTTTGAGAACGATTGCTGGCATGTCCGTTATTCCTTAACTGAGTCGTCTGACTTTGCTGCTTTGCTCGAAACTTCCACGATGTGTCCAGCGTCGAGCAACCACTGCACACTATCACCGAATGCTTTAGCGTCAATGACTTCTCCATCCTTGAAGTCAGAGAGACGATCCGAGATCACTTTGTACTGCGCCATAACACTCCTATCCATGCACTGTCACTGAGAAAGTAACAGCAAGAAACTCCGCATCGCCAGCAGACAGGCTGCCGATCGATGAAGCAGAATCTACTATCAGATCACTGCAAACTCCACCGAGAGTGCTATCAGCATGCAGCGCGGCGCGAACAGATGAAGCACCGCTGAACGCTGTGTATTCATCCAAGCGAGCGAAAGCGAGACGATCGGTGTAGCGCCCAACGATCACCATGATCTCCACATCGAACTGCACATCGCCACCACTGAAAGCGTTGTAATAGCGGATTTCATTTATCGAAGGAAACGCGACAGGTGGATTCAACTGTTCTGGCTGGTAGTCGAAAGTGCGTAGGCCAGAGATCGTCGCTAGGCGCGCCTTCAGTCCATCCATCACCTGAGTCGGCGTAGCAGGCATCAGCCACCGATCCCATACAGGCGATAGGGGAGCAGCAGATCACGCACATCGGGATCCACAGAGCGAACCTGAATAGCCATGTCTGCGAATCCGACTACACCGAGCGCCGCGTTGTAGCGAGCGAACTGTCGAATGGACAGCAGGACACACGCCTCGCGCACATCGTGCGGTATGGCTGGCCAGCCCCAAGTGCCCTGCACCTGAACAGACGCCTGAGCAGGAACCGTATACAGAGGGAAAGTCTCGCTACCGATCGCGATGATCGAGCGATACGGCCTGCCTTGAAGAACGACATCTAACGGTTCCAATTGATACTGACCTGCAGTCCAGACAGTCGAGAAAGTGCCATCGCCAGAATTATCCGTTGACAGCGTGAGCGTCGATGACGCCAGATCAGGAATAGCGCACTTGAACTCGTGCACAGGAAAGAAACGAACGGTCGCTGCCTTCTGGTAAAAGAAACGCCCACAGTATCCATCGATACGACGAGACGCGCCCTCGATCGCTTTCTCCAACAGAGTGTCATCCACAGAGTCAGAGATGCGAAGCGCTGCCTTCACCTCTGCGAGTGTTGCGTAGCCATTCGTGATCGCCATGATTTAGACCTTGCGCTTGCGCGGTGCAGATTTGCTGGTCGCCTTTTCAGTGACGATTTCAGAGTCGGCAGTCTCGACAGGCGCGTCACCAACAGCAACGCCATACAACGCTAACTGCGCGTCAACCTGTGCGATCCGATCTTTACGGCCACGACGAACATAGCCAGCACGCTCCACGAGTAGAGCGTCAACGATTGATTGATTCATAAGTCCTCCTCAATGCGAAAGATGAGGTGAGGCCAGAAAGACCCCACCCCATCATCTCACATCAGAGTGATTAGAAGGTCGGTGTTACCAAGCCTGTGCCGCCAATCTTTGCCCACGCGTTAGCGTAGCGATTAGCGGTGTACGCGGCGTAGCCATAGACGACTGCGAGAATGTCAAGTTCTGCTGCCTTTGGCTGATCGAAGCGAAGGTACATCGGTTCACCGTTGCCTTGCTCCCAGAGGTGCAATTCCTGCAGGTTGCCAACATAGATCGTGTCTTCGTTTGTGCCTGAACCTTGCGCGGTGCTGACATTCGCGTCGGTGATGATTGGGAGACCCATAATTTCATAACCGCTGTTGCCGTACTGCGCTGAACCTTCGCCAGCACCTACGCCATTCAATGAGCGTGGAGCAGGAACGACGAGTGGTCGGTTCGTTGTGTCAAGCGACGACATGAACCAAGCCAAGCGGCGTGGGTGCATGATGATCGCGTTAGGCCCGGCGAAGAAAGTGGTCTGCACTTTCTGAACAGCGTCGGCCAACTTTGGATAGATCTCAGCAACAGTTGGTGAAGCGTCGGTGTAGGTCACTGATTGACCTGCAGACGAAAGCAACTCTGCTACGAGATTGCTGTCCAACTTGGTGTGGTAGGCAGAGATCAAGTCGCCCATGACGATCATGTCAACGCCTGTGCCACGCTCGAGTGCCTGACGAGAAACTGTCTGCTGGCCAGCGATCGTGACAACAGAGATGTCCAACTTGGTGTCATCCATGTTTGTCTCGGAAACAGATGAACCTTCGGTCTGCGTATCAACAGACGATCCAGTCGTCACCTTCGAGATCGACAAGGTAAGACCTGCGTCTGGAAGTTGGTGCTTGCGTGCACGATCAGCGACAGGTCGACCAGCGCGTGCAAGGGGTGCCGCGAGATCAATGAGGAACTGTGGAACGACGAGACCAGCGAAGTTCGCGCTGGTGACATCGCGACGCTCTACACGCTCTTCCTGCATGTGGCGTGCGAGACGCTCCGAGGCAGATGCATCGCCACGAAATTGTGCGTTGAATGCGTCAACCAAAAATGAGTTAGATGACTTTTCTGCGTAGGTGCGTGCTTCAGACTTCACAACGGTGGTGATTGCTGGCTGGATGTTGTTCACTGCGCGCAATTCAGCAGCCTGTGCTGAACGGGCTTCGAGTTCCTTATGGCGCTCGATTTGTGCGTCAAGTTCGCGCACTTCAGTGAGAGCAGCGTCGATCTTTGCTTCGTCATCAGACGAGAGATCGCGTGCTTCGGTCTTTGCTGCTTCAACGATTGCGTCGGCTTCTGCCAGCAATGCGCTGCGCTTTTCGATAAGGGATTCTGAGTAGGCCACGATTGGTCTCCTTGTTGAGTGTTTGTGTTTGGGGAAACAGTGGTTCTCAGAGTGCCAATGGCGGCTCGGTTCCGGCTGCGTTATTTTGATTGCGCGATGCGTAACTCGCTGGTTAGCAGACGAGCACGCGACGCACGAGGAATGCTATCCACCTGAGATTGTGCGCGCAACTCTGCAACGGTCTCCTCATATGCAGGGAAGGTCACGATGGAAACATCGAACAACTGCACTTCGCGCAATTCGCGAACAGAACGGTCAGCGTTCCACGAATCCTTAATGGTTCGGAAAGCAAATGACATCTGCGAAAGATCACCGCGTCGCATAGCGGAGATGATGCGTGCCGCG